AGATGAGATCGCCCTCGGATGCATGTGTTTTCTGCCACATAACCATTGAGGAGTGCAACGAATGAAAACTATACGTATTATGGTCCCACCGATTCTCACTTATTCCCAAGGCAATGATACCTTGGACTTTGCGAAATCGCTGGCAGACGAAGACACGTCAGTTTATATCGTTATACTCTCCCCCAGAGATGGGCAGACTTTAGTTGAAGCATATGAGGAGTGTGTCGTCCCGGAAACGGAGAACGGCACACAAATCATTGATTTGCTTTACCTCAATGGTATCGACACGCTTGCCGGGATCTCCACTAACGGTACTACAGTCGTCCATAAAAAACGACTCATGATAGCGTAGGAGAAGATCCTTTATGACTGCTATTTACGAAAATCTTGACGTTGTCAGTCCTGTAGCACTTCTCGGGAAACATTCTTTGAATCCCGATTTTACAAAGTGCTACGATTCGACAATGTCTAAGTCCGTAGGTAGTACGACCAATTATAGGTATAAGGAAAGTCAGTATAAAGATTGGAATCAACGTCTTGTAAAGAAACTTGACGCCTCCAATTTTTACCAACTTTCTAAGTTCAAGGTCATTGAACGTAATCCCGGCTTCTGGTACCACCGGAATCCGGCCTTAATTGGTTGTAATGGCAAGAGCTCTAGTGTCGAATTCCAGTATACTGGTTTCCCAGTCATGGGGACCAATGTATTTACTGGTCTTGACCTACCGGCGTACGACAGCGAACTCTATGCAACTGCTTCGCGAAAATTACGAAGAAAGTACAATGAGATCGATGCTGACGTCAACCTTATGGTTCCGGTCGGTGAGTGGCGCAGTACGATCGACAGTTATAATTCGGTCGTCAATAATACGTTTGCCTATGTAAATCGCGTATCCCATATGCTCGACTTTGCAAAGACGCCTAAGAAATTGGTGCGTCTGCTCGGTAGAGCTGGCGATATGTGGCTTCAAAATGCATTCGGCTTACAACCGTTGCTTAATGATGTCCATACTGCCGCTTCACAAGTCGCCCTGAGCTTGCAAGGCCACCCGGCCTTTAGAGTTTCAGGCACTGCGGAGAAACAATGGGTTACTTCCGCACGTGTTAACAACACGGGCGGAGATCTTTCTACTGGGTTTACGTTCAACGAGGTAAACAGGGTTGAGCACGTCCTCAAATATCGTCTTGTCTTCGGATATGATGCTATTCATCCCAAAGCTAGCAATATGGCTGCGGGTGCGTACCTGTTTGAAACGGACCTTCGAGAGATCGTACTAGGAGCTTACGATCTATTTCCGTGGACCTGGGTATTGGATTATTTCACTACTACAGGCGAATGGCTCGATGGGTGTTTTAATACGAGGCTGAATCCAATTTACACAACTTTCTCCCAGTTTTATTCTAGGGATCATTATGTCGATTGTTCGCCGGCTTCGCATTACACCCGTGAGATTTCCTCTTCTGGGTTTCATTACCGTTATATCAACTATAAGAGAGCGGCGTCAGCCAACCTCGGACAGCGTGAGTTGCGGTGGAAAACCTACGATGAAATTTCTAAATATGCCGTCCATAAATTGCTCAATCTCGGGTCCGTATTGGCGACAAGGGTTGCTCGTAGAACTGAACGTGAATCTATCCGAAAGGAATTGGGCACGTACAGTCCTTATACAGCTTCTGGTCGCTTAGCGGTTTACTAAGTCATGACTTGTCAGATGGTTCCAAGCCATTATTAGAGCAAGTTGTGTATCATTTTACTCTGGAGACTTCCTATGTCTATAAGTCCTTCTACCCCGATCACGGGGGGCACACAGACTGGTTTTACCAGTCCAACCTACACTATCACAGCTGACATTGCCCCGTCGATTGCCGGTAAACAATGGGCAGTAACTGCGGTAGGCGGAACTCAGGCTAATGTGGATGTGCATACGGTATCCAAACCGTTCACAATCGCATTCTTTAAGCCCATAGCTCCTAAGGCCCTTCCGGCCCCGAACCCGGTTACCGGAGTGATCAAGTCTATTCCTCGTAATAAGTAC